CGTCGAGTCGGTGGTGAAATGGTCCCCTACCGAAAACCTGCAGGTCGTCGCGTTTTACTCCAGTACGAAGTAGATCTGTGTAATGCCGTTGGGTTAACTGAAGAAGAGTATTGGTTTTTTGTAGAGCAAACTGAGTCTTACAACGGCGAACTCAGCAATGAGTACGCGCTTGTTCCAAATGTTCAAAATGGGCCGGCTACGCCTTACATAGTTTCCATTGCCATTGGCATTGCGCTAACTGCAGTTAGCGTGCTGCTGGCACCAAAGCCAAGGCAACCGAAAACTCCACCATCACTTCAAACGGACGACGCAACAGGTCGCTCCAGATTTACACCTCAAAACAGCTTTGGTTCACTTCAAGAACTAGCAACAATTGGATCGACAATTCCCTTGGTGTTTACTGACAAGGGTGTTCGAGTTAATTCAACGCTGCTTTGGTCACAGCTTTTAAGCCGCAAGTCTCACCAAGAACTTAAAGCAGTAGTGCTGTTTAGTCATGGCAGAATTGCACGCAACCCAGACTTTGAAGGTTTTGCCATCGGCGACACGCTGCTTAAGGACTACCCCAACGGCAAATTTGCGCTGTATTTCAATGACGGCGGCCCAGGCAGCAATCGCTTGAAGCAGCACCATAAATACCCACAAGGAACTATAAACAGGGACCAAGATCGAAACGACACTGACATTTTTTCAACAAAGTGGCACGAAGGGTTTCGCAGGCAATGGGAGCCAATCTTTTCTGGTGCGCGTACCCCAGCTTCACAGACTGAGTTTGGAGTTTACTCGCCGTTTCCTAATGGAATGAGGTACAAAGTTAATTATGAACTTGTGCTTATACAAGATTCTTTGGAAGGCGAACCTAAAGATGCAGCAAGGGCTAAAAGACGAAAAGTCCGCGCTGATTTTCCTATCTATGCCTCATTAGTTTCAAGGAATGACAGTAATAGAACTTTTCAGTATCAAATATCAGGCGAAGGCATAGACGAAGATGATTTTGCTGATTTTGGAACATGGGGCACAGAAGATGTAAGGCAGGCAATCGATCGCCGCAGGATTGACGTCGATGAAGCACTTTCTTCTGGTGAGCAATACACGATCGGTTCGTGTTTAGCGACGTGCATTACTGAAACAGGCCGTATTTGGGAGCCTGGTACGAATAAAACATTTACATTCAAAGTTTCTGAGCATTTCATTGGCCCTAGTTTGGACGCAGCTTTAAGAACTGTTGAACGAGAGCCTATTGCAGGTACAAGTGGCCCGTTTGAAAAACCAACATTGTTACGCGCGACTGTTGGTGCAGTAACAAATAACAGGGCGTGTGATGCAACTGAAATAGGCTTGAAATCAGTTGTTTGGCGCAAAATCAACGGTTTTCCGAACGTCAACACTCAGCCTGACGACGAAACAATCCAAGAATTTGAGGAAGAAAACGGAAACATTGCCCTAGGCAGCATCAATAAATACGTTAGCCGCCTTAGCTTTTTTGTTTTACAAGCCAGACCAATAAGTAGCACTAACTGGACCACGCTTGGCGATGACAGGTTTTTTGCTGTTCGCGGCCAATCACCGAGAGAACAGTACAACTACATTCGTATTTACCCGAGTCATCGGGGGCAATATGAATACCGCTTTGTGCCAGTAGGCGGCAATTACGTCTATAAAGAGCATCGAACTTCGCAAGTCTTTCTACTGGATGGCGTTGGGGATAGTTACTTTGCCGACAAAGGTTATAGAGTGTTTTTTACTGGTGAAAAAGTAACGCTTTCAGACGTTTACACAAACAATCTGGAATGGATTGTTGGGCCTCCTCCAAAAGTAGTACCAGGCAAAGCAACCACAATCACCCCAACTAGGCGAACCGATGCAATAGTGCCTGGCGAGTTTGGTTGGGTGTTCCAAGAAACTAGGTATGAACTGGGGTCACCGTTTGATCATGAATACGCCTACATAGAAAATACGGGAGGCACCTCATTTGTTAATAGCGTTGAAAAATACTGGGACGGTAGATCTGTTAGAGACAGCGACACTGAAAAGTACGAAAAAGGTGATCTCAAACAAAGACAAAAGCATAAAAACATTTACGAGATTAAACAGTATAAGCGTGAGCGGAGTAATATTTCTCCGTCCAGAACAGGTACAGTGACACCTTCAGGTGGGTCAGGCAGTGGTTTAACACTTAACTATTCTTTCTGGGTCGTTGTGGGTGGAGCTGATGCGGCTATATGGGACATCAGAAGTGGCGGTGAAGGCTACCGAGTAGGGGATAGATTAACCTTCCAAATTCCGGGTTATCCAAGAACTTTTACTATTCGTATTGCAGGTATTGAGGAAGATCTGCAAAGAGTCAAGAATTTAAATCCTCAAAACGCGATCGCAGACTATTACATGTTTGACGCTGAAGAGGGTAGTCATTTTAACGGGCCAGAACATTCGATAGCGTACGTTAATGAATTGCAAAGACTTGACTCTCCGGCAACTTATGACAGTCTTGCCATCGCAGGCATTCGCCTATCTAGCGGAAAAGAGTGGACAAGTTTCGGTGAATTTTCTGCCTACATAAAAAAAGGCATCAAAGTCGATCGACTTAATCCGGATGCATATAACACTGGGTATATAACTCACAATTCTGAGTCAGATTCTTTTCCAGAAATTACTTTTGCCCTTTTGACAAATTCAGATTTTGGCGCTGGAGACACCGTAGGAAAAGAACAAGTCGATGCTTTTGGTATGGCAAAAGCAACCAGATTTTGCGAAGCCAACGGTTTTTACTGGAACGGTGTAATTGGCGAGCCACAAAATTTACGAGAATTTATTTTTAAAAATGCAGCCTTTAACTTACTCGACTTTACTATCAAAGGCGGTCGTTTTAGTCTTATACCGGCTGTGCCTTACGGCGCAGACTACAGGATTTCACCAAATACCAAGATAAAAGCGAAAGCGCTGTTCACGGACGGCAATATCCGAAAAATGCAGGTGAGCTTCTTAACTCCAGAAGAACGTCAAATGTTTAGGGCTACAGCTCTTTACAGGCACGACACAGACAACGGTTTTCCAGAAGTTAGGTCTGTAACAGTCACTGCAACTGTGGACACCGACGGAAGGCGAATTGATCCAACAGATCTTGACAAGCTGCCAGAAGAAACTTTTGACATGAGCGGTTTTTGCAAAAGCCGTGACCACGCGATCAACTTTGCAAAGTACGCCTTGCTAGTGCGCAAACATGTGTCACACGGAATCAAATTTGAAACAACGCCACAAGCCGCAATGGGTCTAGAGCCTGGCGATTACTTTTTCTTAGTCAGCGAAGCAACCCACACCAGCCGCTTTAACACAGGCAGTGTTGCACCGGATGGAACGATTTTTGCTCGTGAAAACCGGCCCGATGGAAACTATCCCGTTCTCCATTGGGAACCCGGAAAAACCACAGTTCAACAGTCTACGATGACCATCAGAAGCATGAAAGCTGTTCAGGCTAAATTCTTTGGTGGCGTATTCTGCATTAGAAATAGCACGACGACAAAACGCATGTATAAAATCGAATCGCTTTCCTATGCAGACGACGGACTTGTCGAAGTGAGTGGGTCAGAAACCCCCCTTAGCAATACAGGCAAGTTGCGAATCTTAGAATGGGGCAACGGAGATTTCTCAATCAATGGCTAACGAAGCGCGGAGATTTCCATTTTTAACGCCCACCAGAAGGTCTTATACGCCTGGCAAATATCCTCAAACGATATTTGAAGCGCAAAACGGGGCAACTTCTGTTATGCGTTTTGCTCGTAAGTCTGTCAACGCAAAATTAAATCTCACTTTCGAGAACATTTCAGACGACGACGCCGACAGAATCATTGATCACTACATCAGTGTCAACGATGACTGGGACTACGCATTTATTTCAGCGACAGACCCAGTGCTAAAAGGGATGGTGAATGATTTAAGGCAAAACATTGACGGTCAACCGGGTGGTTTACGCTGGCGTTACATGGAACCGCCGCAGGTCACAAGCGTATTCCCGGGTATTTCGACTGTCGAATTGAGCTTGTGTGCTTACCTTGATGGCTAGAATTAAAGCACTGGCCACTTTACGGCGCACACCATGGCTATCTATACAGGACAAGATGGGATCCTGAAATTTAATGGGCAGCAGCAGGTTAATGTCCGAAACTGGTCTGTTACCACGACGGTTGACACCTTAGAGGTTACGGATCTTGGTGATCGCAAAAGAAAATATATCCCAGGGCAAGAGAACGCGACGGCAACAGCGACAATTATGTATCACGACGACAACGCGACCCTTAGGAACATTCTCGACACGTCTATTAGATCTGACTCACAAAGCAGTCCTTCTCCCCACAAACTTGAACTCAGGTGGGAAGGCCGAGATCTTGATTTTGTGGCGTACATCACTTCAATAACTATTACTTGCGCTGTCGGCGATGTGATGACTGCTGACGTTAGCTTTCAAATGACTGGAGATTACACGACTATTGATCTCTAATGGCTGTACTACTTGGCGATCAAGGCAGCGTAGAACTGCGTCGTGCTTCTGATTCCAGAACATCGACGGTAAATTTTGATCTAAACACAGCAGACATTAATGCAACTAAAAACAGATTTTCTTTTACGCCTAGTAATGGCGGACCGATTCCTATTCTTAGCGGCGATCGCATATCAATAAAAGTTTCAGACCCAAGCGGTTTATTGACTTGGTTCGATGACTATGCAACCCAGCCAGAAGCTACTGTTTATGCGCATGTAGACGCCGCAGGAGGGATTTACTTATATCACAATTACAACGAGGCAATCAACGGAGAAACAACAGGTCGCTTGAGCCTATCTAATAACGTAACAATTAGCCCCGCCCATACCATTACAATTCAAGATGGTATTTATAAAATATTAGGTCAAGTCGTATCGTATGAGTTGAATACAGAAAGAGAAGCTGTTGACACCACAGCTCTTTCAGATGATTTTCGGAAGTCTACTTCAGGTTTGATTTCAGGTAGTGGACGCTTTACAGCTTTTTTCGATTACAGACGAAATGCAGGAGATCCTGCATACGAAGGTATACCGCAAGATCGCCTGGAGCTGCCTTTTTACATAAGTCAACTTGTTTTACGGACTGAGCTTGGCAGTGAGTTCAATGGCAAATTTTTTGTTGTTAGTGAAGGCCCAAAGCCTTATGGATCAACAGCAGCAGTCAATGACAGTATTTATTACGAGTGTGATGCTCGTGTCACTTCTGCCGCAATAGATTTTGCTGCATCTGAGGCAATCGAGATGACTGTAGAATTTGTGACCACCGGAACCATTCGGCTTCAAACTGAATTTGATTCTGCAGGCAAGGTTCTACAGAGCAATAACGGAAAAATCCTGCTGGGTCAGTATCAAAATACTGGTTTCGGTGCTCTGCTGAAAAATACCCCTTAGCAACTGGGAAAATACATCAAAAGCCTAGAATGGCTAAGTAACGAAGAATCCAGGTCATGTCAGACGTAAGGATTGCAGATCTTCCTGTACTTCTGCAGGCTGACCTTGCCGCAGCCGACGTTCTTGCTATTGATGACACTTCGGCAAGTGAAACTAAAAAGATAACCAGTAAAGAGCTAGTTCAAGGCGGCGTCATTACATTAATTGATGACGGAGTAATCCCTGGGGCAAAACTTGTAAGTGGCGGCGTTGGCACCCTCCAACTAGCCACTGATGCTGTAACTGAACTAAAGATTATTGACGGTGCCGTTACCACCGCAAAAATTGCTGATAGTTCTGTAACTAGCGCCAAATTCGCAACGGGCGCAATCGACACAGCTGCGATTGCAACCGGGGGTGTCACTACTGCAAAATTAGCTGACGCCTCAGTTACCAATGTAAAACTTGCCGTTGACGCGGTAGCGACCACCAACATTTCAGACGACAGTGTTACAAGTGCAAAAATTGCTGCTGGCGCGGTAGATACAACCGCTTTAGCAGCTAATTCTGTAAATAGCGCAAAAATTGCAGACGACGCAGTCGGCACAACAGAAATTGCCAATGATGCAGTCACAGCCGATAAAATTGCTGCTGGAGCGGTTGATTCAACAGCTATTGCAACAAATGCTGTTACTACAACTGCAATTACAGACTTTTCAGTAACTGCAGCAAAACTTGGTACTGGCGCAGTAACAAGCACAAAGTTAGCGTCTAATTCTGTTGGTAATGCCAACATAATTAATGGGACAATTGACTTTGCAAAAACCAATTTTGCTAATGGTTCAGTACCCGGCGCAAAAATTACTGATGGTTCGATTACCGCTGCAAAGCTAGCTGTTGATTCTGTAACCGGACCAGCTATTGCAGATCGCGTAATCGGCGCGGTAAATATTCAACTCAACTCTATTACTAATGCAGAACTTGCCTCAAACTCTGTCGAAAGCGCTGAGATTGCGAATAATGCCGTAACCGAAAACAAGATCAACCTTTTAGCTGTTACTACTGGCAAGATTGCAGATGGCGCAGTAACTGACGATAAAGTTGCTACCGGCATTGCCGGTACAAAACTTACAGATAACAGCGTAACCGCTGCAAAAATTCCTACAGCATCCCTGGATCGTGGACTAGACAAGACTTCAGGCAGTATCGGCCACACAAATAGCGTCACCCCAAACACAACTTCTGGAATTACTTTTGACGCGCAAGGTCACATCACGGCTACAACAGCGCTTGTTGCCGCTGATCTACCCGAGGCAACCGCTAGTGATATTGGCGCAGTTTCAGTCCCCGCTGACTCTGGTCTGGCCGTAGATGCCGCTGGTCAAATTAGCATCAACAACACAGTTACTGCGGCAACTGCTCCGCTAATTACTTTTGATGAAAAAGGACTTGTTACCGGCTCAAGCTCTTTAACAAGTGCTGATCTTCCTGTCGCTACTTCTAGTGCAGCTGGTGCAGTAATTGTTCCAACTACTTCTGGCTTAGAGGTTGACGCTTCTGGCAACATCTTTATTCCAGATCAAGCTCAAATTGCAAACGCAGCGACATTTACCAAAGTAACGGTTAACGAGCAAGGAATCGTCACCGCTGGAACAACCCTTGCTGCTGCTGATATGCCAGACATCAGCGCTGCCAAATTAACAAGTGGCACCCTTCCAGTTGGTCGCATTGCAAATGATTATGTAACCGGCGCGATGATGGCCGATAGTTCCACCGCCAAGTTTGGTGGCGCGAACGATAGTGGCGGTATTGTCGTTTTTCCCAGTGCAGATTTCAAAGGTCAGTTCTTCTTTGACTCACGCAACGAAGATCTTTACATCTATGACGGCAACGCTTATCAACCAGTAACCATCACCAGTGGTGAAATCATTTTTGGTGGGACGTACGACGCAAGCACCAATTTAATTGCATCCGTAACAACTGCTGGTCAATCTGCAGGCTTTACCGCAGGTTCTGCGCTTCCTGCCGCTAGTGCCGACAACCTCAAGTATTACTTGGTTGTCAGTGTTGCCGGTACTGGCACGGCACCTGCGCCAGCTGTTGCGTTGAATCCACCGGACATTCTGCTGTCCAATGGAACTACCTATGCCCTTCTGGAAGTTTCGAGTTTCGTTGCTTCACAACAAGCCAGCAATATCAGTTACACGCCTCAAGGCAGCATTGTTTCGACGAATGTCCAAACGGCAATCACCGAACTGGACACTGAAAAACTGCCCAAAGCGGGTGGAACGATTACCGGCGCACTCGAAATTAGTGAAACCGGATCACTAGTTTTTGAAGGCGCCACTGCTGACCCATCAGAAACCACGATTGGCGTTGTAGATGCTACCGCCGACCGCACAATTCTTTTCCCCGATGTTTCGGGAACCGTCGTAACCACTGGTGACACGGGAACCGTTACATCCGCGATGATCACGGATGCAACGATCGTTAATGGAGACATTAGTGCTACTGCAGGCATTTCTTACAGCAAGCTTGCACCTCTAACGGATGCCCATCTGCTTATTGGCAGCAGCTCAAACGTCGCCACCGTCACCCCGGTAACTGGCGATGTAACAATCAGTAATTCTGGCGTTACTGCGATCACCGCTGGTTCGATCGTCAACGCGGACATTAGCGCCACTGCTGCGATTGCAGGCAGCAAGATTGTTTCTGGTACAACCTCAGTCGTTGGTGTTGTTCAACTTAACGACACTACAACGTCTACATCAACCACCCAAGCCGCAACTGCCAATGCAGTTCGCAATGTAAAACTCGTTGCTGACGCAGCACTATCGAGTGCTGGTGGAACGATTACTGGTGAACTTATCGTTGGAAATACTGGAACATTTAAGTTTGAGGGCGCAACTGACAATGCGTTTGAAACACGGCTGACGGTTGTCGATCCAACTGCTGACCGGCTCGTCACGTTCCAAGATTCAGACGGAACTGTTGCCTTGACTTCACAGCTGGATGATGGCACATATTGATCATTAAAATGAAAGGGTTATTTCCGGCCTAGTAATAGGCGTTAAGGATGGCTCTTCAACATC